ACATTCTTCCATCATAAGATAGTAGGATGCTTGATATAAATCCTCTGGTTCAAATCGTCTTTCGTTGTCTGCACATTCAAGGACTTCCGGATCGTAAATGTAACTATCAGGAACATCGTCAAAAGTAAAAGGAAGACTTTGTATGAAATACATCAGAACAAGTTGTGTTCCTCTGTTATACCAAACATATCTGGCGTCTATTCTGTATTTCATAGAATAGTTCCTTATACTTTTGTTTTATTTAGAGGTTAGACCTCATAGGAACGGAGAGAATCGAACTCTCACGGGATCTACTCCCAACGGATTTTAAGTCCGGTGCGTCTACCTATTCCGCCACGCTCCCAAAAAACTCAGAGAAGACTGAGTTGACTATCAGATTCTACCGTATAAGTCGGAGGATGTAAAGTGCAGTATTCATTAAATGTAATCTTCATTTCTTTGTTTGTAAGATTACAGTTTGCTGCTGCTTTTGGAACATTCCATTTTGCTGAGAACAGCATTTCCATTGATTCTCTTGTTTCTGGACGCATTTGAAAAAAGTAATAAGGGCAAAAATTTACCGGGATTTTTTTCGACCAAAAATGGATTTTAAAGTGGATTTGCGTATGAGAGTGTTTCTTCATCCACTGTTGAACGAACAAATTCTAGCACATTCATAAACTCATCAACTGTATCACAGACCACTTCTTTTTCTGTCCCCTCACTGGAGTAAAGATACACGGTTCGTTTGATTGGATCAACGACACATCGCGTCAGGTACTCATCTTGCATTCGGTTCGTTCCGTGATTACCCAAGTATCATAGCAGGGTGGGGTGCTGGTGTCAAGGATTATTAGTAAGACGCAATGACTGTTCCTCCCATATTAAAGATGCTTATCAATAAACCAGAGTTAGAGTTAATAGTTATAGTTCCATTCGTAATTTCTCCACCAGAATGAACGATTCTTGGAACAGTTGTAAATCCAGCACTAGTATTACTAGTTCCAACCACTAAAGTTCTACTTCCAGCAGCATTATTTCTTGCTACAATTTCAAACTTTTTACCTGAAGTAAAATTAGTAACATTTACTCCACTATTACTAGTATTAAAGGTAATATAATGAAATGAGGTTGTATTAGAATCTACTGTAGATGTATTAATTCCCGTATAAACTGCTGTTGTTCCCGAAGACACGAAAGAAGAAGCAGTTACGATTCCAGAAAAACTAGCATTTCCAACAACACTAATACTACCACTAACTGTTAAATTATTAAATATAGAAGTTCCTGCAGTATCAATACCAGCAATTACTTGAGAACCACCACCAACATTATACAATCCAGATCCATCTCCATAAAAAATTGCTCCAGTTACAATTCCACTAATGTTAGCATTTCCATCAATTCTAGTATTACCACTTACGTGAAGTCTAGTTGATGGTTGAGAAGTACCAACACCAACATTTCCACTTGCATCCGTGTATACAAAGGTCTCAAGAGATTGATCGTCACAATAAACTTTACCAATTCTACCAGAACCAACAACTTCAGAACTATTTCCACGATAAATCACCTTCGTATTTGTACTCATATCAAATGAGTCTAAGGTTGCTGCTTCAGATACATTCAAGTAAAAAGTATCACCCTCTCTGTTATAGACATAATAACCACTTCCAGATGCTGTTGTTATAACTTTTCCATCAGGAGAGCAAGAGATTCCAACAGATCCCCCAGTCAAAGATCCAACAGAAGTAAAAGTACTTCCAGATCTATCAAAAACAGTTGAATTTGATCCGTTTGAAGTGATTACTGTTGCACCATCATCACTTACACATACTTGAGTGCCGCCAGAAGATAGAGTTCCTATTTTAAGGAAAAATCCATATCTTTTATCATCCCTTTCGTAAACATAAGATTTCCCATTAGTAGGATCGCCAACAACAATAATATTTCCATCCCCATTTACAGAAACACTACTACCAAATGTTCCTGTTGATGGTCCAGTTAAAATGCCAACTTTTTCATACTTATTATCATTTCTATCATATACATATACACCACCTCCATTATAAGATAACGGAGTACATTTTATTCCAGGAGCACCAACTACTATAACTTTTGCATCCGCACTAATTGCAAGTGCTTGTCCAAATAAATCACCATCACTATCTCCTTGCAATACGGCAAGTTTATCTACATTTTCTGTTCTACAAATATTTGTGCTTCCAATTCCACAAGCAAATAAACTTGATTTTTCCAGCAAATTAGATTTTAAAACATCACAAAATGTTGATGTTCCGATGCCACAACAAGTCGTCAAACTTCCTATCCCACAAAATTCAGGATCAACTGGTGGTTTATAGTCATAAACCCAAACCACTCCTGTTTTTGCGGTAGTCCCGACTCCAACGATTTTTGACTGACCAATTACATTCGGACCACCAACTGCAAATGTCTTTCCATCAAGTGACATTGCAACAGAATAACCGTAATCATCACCAATATGAGTTGCTCCCGTCCCTGGTTTAGAATATTCTCCAACAATACAATCTCTCTTTATAAAGTTATTTGAGATTCTTTCATACAAATAGGCACTTCCATAATAAGTAGCAATACCAACAGTAGTTCCTATTCCAACAAAATAACCATCAATAATGGAAGTTTTGTTTCCAATAACGACTAGACTTCCATTCGCATTTGTTGCAAGAGAATTTCCAAAATTACCATAAGTACCAAAACCAATATGAGTAGGTTCCGATGGATTATAAACACTAGTGGTAAAGGAACCAACGTTTGCATAATCTTCAATTCCACCCAAAGAATCGGAGACTGCACTTCTTTCTCCAGTAAATGAATGTGCAGAAATTCCAAGAAAGTTTTTAGGTAATGTTCTAGAACCAGATGAAACGTTCCCTACTACGTTTGCTGCGGAATCAACTCTCAAATTTCCAGCATCAACATTTATAATTTCTCTGGGATCATCTAATGCAGTGTAAAGAATTGGTCTGGTGAATCCATTTATACCAGTATCAGGAATTGATATAAACTCTTCGGATTCAATATAATCAGTGTCAAGTATGAATATATCAGTAATACCAATAGCCACAATCAAACCTCCTCTTTAACGTCATAGTGATATCCAGAAATTGAATATTCTGAATTGTCTCCAGGATAATCCGCAGGAGTTTCTCCTTTATATTCTGGAATTAGTTTTTCACCATCTATTCTTTCTGCAATAACATGATAGAAGCAATCAATAGGCATTCCACCCTTTGCTTGCAAATAGACTTTATCCTCATCCCACCTCTTGATAATAACATCTTGATGAGAACCAATTGGTTGTAAAGTAATTACAATAGATTGAATATCTACAAAGTCTTTCCAGTAAGATGGTAGATTAATTTCTGTTTTATTTTTAACTCTTCCTTTGATATAAACATCATTTGAAGGTCCTTCAATGCAAGTATGCCTTAGTCTCCACCCTTCTTTTGATGGGTGAGGTATATCAAAGTTTTTCTTCTTGGAAAGAATATGTTTTCCGCACTGAGATTTTACATTAGACTGTGAGGTGATGTTTGCTCTAGCAAGAACATTAGAACTTACTAAAAAATTTCCTTTAACTGCAGCATTTCCAATTACATATAATGATGGGTTCGTTGGAGTTACTCCACATATAGATCCAACAACTGCAGGAGTAGGGGAATCACTATTCTTTAATGGATTTACCATTAAAGTTGCAGATATTCCCAAATTAGCTTTATCATCTCCAACTATTGCTGGTCCTTGAAGATATGCGGCACCGTGAATTGATGCAGGACCTCTACCTAAAGGTTCTGGTGCAGCAGGATCTTTTGTTACGTGGAGTTGGCCGTGTACTAACTCAAAATCACTTGAACTTGACATTTTTTAAGGAGTAAATGGTTTTGCTAATTGAACTATATCATTTAGAATTGGTAGTGATGTCGGTTTAATTGCACTCATCGAAGTCATTTTTTGAATGCTACCACCATAAATTTTCATAATATTTATTGCACTTTGAAGCATCTCTCCATCAGTAAATATACTAATAGACTCATTTCCATTTATTGTTACTTTTTTAGTCTCTAAATTAATACTTTCATTTGAAATTAAATTTATTACCCCAGATGAAGTGTCAGGTCCACGAGCAATCAGGTCAATATTTTCAGCTTCCATTCTAATTCTACCTTTTGTTTGAATTAAAATATCACTTGTAGAAGCATTTAACCAATAACCAATCTGATCTTTTGCAATATCATCAGCACATTTAATTTGATATCTACCCCTACACCTGGAAGTTATCCATCTTTTTCTAGGTTCTGTTTGATCTATACAAACATACTCTAATGCCTCTTGACCTTGAATTAAAATGGATGACTTTACCTGATCATCATGTATATGACCAAAAGATATCTGACCATCTTTTGTGCCAGTTCTTTTTGTTTGATAATTTTTAGATTTTGTCATCTTGGAACTCTATCAAATTCTACTTGAGGTGGTATTCTCCCCACACAATCAACCACCGAAATCAATTGTGTTCCTGGTGGAATAATTGTAGGATCTGGTATTTGACTTATTGGTGTCACTTTAAGGACAGGTATTAAAGATGCATTATATCCTCTAGGAGAATTTACAATTATAGTCGGCAAATCAATAAAACCAATACCAGGATTAATTATATTTACTCTTATAATTTCACCCCTACCATTAATCACAGGTTCTAAAATAGCGCCATTATCTGGAGTTACTGTAATAGTATCTCCAGGTTCATATCCAAATCCAGGACGATCTATATAGACTTCCTCTATTTCAGTAACTACTGGATAAGATAAAGATGGTTCTTCTTGCACTGTCTGTGGATCTCCACCGACAGTCGGTGGAGGTTCTGGTGGAAAGAAAGTATCTTCTGGGGATAGGTTTGGTGGTTGCAATCCTGAAGGAACAACATAATAATTTCCCTCTTTTGTTTTAACGTAAGATTCATTTGGTTTTTTCCAAATTCTACCATTACCACCCAAACTACCATTGGGTGCTGGCAAATATCCATCTCCTGGAGATAAAACCACGATATTTTTAACTTCCAAACCTCCCTTTGTACCTCTCCTATCTACTGTTGCAGATGCAGATGCTGCTGCTGTGGTGGTTGCTGTAGTTCCTGCTACAGTTGTCGCAGATCCTGCCACTGCTGCAGTCCCATAAGGTTGCGTTTGTACTATTACTCTTGATCCACTTCCCGACCCACATTCATCTACTATATTTGCAAATGGTGGAGTGAGATAATTAAATCCAGGATTTACAATATCAAATCCAATCACAGAACTTGAATTTGGACTGATAACTGCATTGGCCATAGCACCCATCCCAGTACCACCAAAAAATTGTACTCTAGGAGGTCCACAAAGTTTTGGATTGGTTGGGCAAACAGGAGCATCTGGCAAAGCATCAATAATATCCAACTCATTTACCTGTTGAATTAACAATTCTCTCTGATACCCATTACCATCTTCAAAGTAAAATAATTGTTGTGGATTTAACGCAGCAATACATCTTGCTTCTTTGCGAGTTACATCATTAACTCTAACTCCATCAATATCATAAAAAGATACTCTAATGGGATCATCCTTTCCTCTATTTTTATCTTGCCTTTTTACGCACGAGTACCTATATTCTTCTTGCATAATAGATTATTGCAATTCTAATGCACTTCGATCTGCGGGAATACCTTGTAATTGTCTTTCCCTTTCTGCATCTAGTGAAGCACCAAATGCATCATTAGCTATTGGAGATTCAGATGTCTGTGGTCTTATTGTAGTTTGGAGTTGTTCTGTTGCATTGTTAGATCCATTTGCATTTCCTGTAGCATACTGACCACCTGTTGGATTATTATCGGATGGAGTTGTATTTTGTGTTGATGAATTTGGACCAACAACATTTCCACCCTGATTGTTATTTACGCTTTCTCCTTGAAGAGATACTTCTTGTACTGAAGGACATGCTTTGTCATCATCACATCTAAAGAAATTGAGAATACCTGTTGCAAAATCTAAAACATTAAAAAGACTATTTGCAACATTTGAAACTGCTCCTGCAATATTTCCAATGAAAGAAGATATAGGACCCAAAACAGAATTTAAAATACCGTTCATCTGAGACATTATTCCATCAAGTAAGTCTCCAACAAAATTTTGAGCTACACATAATGGGGCATTGATAAATTTATTAATCAGTGAATTTAATAAAGAACCTGCAGTTTTTGCCAAACCTTTAACTATTTTATTAAATCCGCAAGACAATCCATTTGTTGCATTATTAATTAATCTAGTAAAAGCAGGCGTTTCTCCAGGAAATAAAAAAGGAAAAACTTTTTTAGCTTGCTCCTGAACTTTATTCATTACCCATCCGCGAGCACCTCCTAGAATATTTTTCATATATCCAGAGATTTGTGTAGATGCATTCGAAACTAATCTTTGTATATAAGCAGCAGTCTCGCCAACAGCTGATGCATTTGCTGAAACTAAATTTGTAAACTTTTTAACTTCTTCAACTTCATTTAATAAATTTTTTAATACTCTATCAACTCCTTTTATATTTGTATTATCAGTCTTACAAGGGCTTTGAATTGGATATACAATTCTCCTATCTCTTGCTTGCTTGTAGTACGCTTCAATAGCAGATGGAGTTAAATGTGTTTTATCAATAGCAGATTGCAGTACTGCTGTTACTGGTGGTCCTATAGCTACCATAAATTATCCTCCCGGAATAGTTCCTGTTATTCCTATTTGTCTTTCCTGATCAAGCAAATTCTCTACTGCAGTATCTCTTACTGTTACTCCATATACATCTCCAACTTGAGGACCAGCTGCTTCTCTTGCTGCTGTTCTTTGTCTAATCTCATCAATGGTCAATGGTGTAGTTGGTTTTATTCTATATTGTTCGCTAGCAACTGTTGCTCTTTCTATTGGTTCAATTGCTTGAAGATAATCTGGAACGAAAGAAGCTGTTTGAGCAGGTCCTGAAGTGTAAGTATCGTCAAAAAGTTGAAGTCCTCCAGTTTCATCTTGGGGTTGAGACTTTTGAACTTCATTATTTGAATTAATTAATATACCATCTATATAGGGTTCTTGACCTGCCATTCCGTCAAGAAAAAATCCAGTAACAAGTGATCCTGAAGATAAAGTTGGAGTATCGATGAATCCACCGAGACCGGATCCACCAGTAACAGGAAGAATCACATTTGCCATTGGCAATTGTTCATCTGGAAGTTCTTTTGTACTTGCAGAATGCAATCCCATATAGCGAATTCTATAACGATAACCCCATCCTTTTTGCGATTTAGTTTCAAAATGAGATGCTTCAATATTATCTTGCCAGGATACACTAGAAACAACTCTACCAAACCATCTTGGTAAAGCAGAAATTGTTGCTAGATCAAAATTTCCTGAATATGCATTCATCAGTCTTCGTAAACTCTACACTCTAATGCATCAGGATGAGTATCGCAGTAAAGTTCTAAAGATGATGGATCATGATCTTCGTCTGGATGATTTGCTTGATATTTTTCTAAAGCATCAAGTTCATCTTCTAAGTGACGACGACGCTGCCCACTAGTGTTAGGATTATCTAACTCATCCCGATCATTATTAATATGTTGTTGAAGTGACTTTTCCATTTTAGGATTACTTTCTTCCGATTGATTCTCTCACCAGATTAAGTCTTGTGTAACAACTATTTTTAGTTACACGATGGCATACATCTATTATCATATATATACCACTTTTTTTCTTGCTATAAGATTTTGTTGCATTTTCTGTAATTTCTGGAAAATCGCAATGAAGTAAATCACCAGCCCTCAAACTCATATCACCTGCAATAGCGATTGATAGTTTAATATTAAACAAGTTATTATATCTCATATATGACTGTCTAAGAATCTCATCATTACTATAATTAATATAAGTTGATTTTGGAAGTTGCTCTTTCAGATCCTTTCCTGGAACAAGAAATCCAGGATCATCCCATTTATAAGATATTCTAGAATTTTGTTCTTGTATTTTTAAATCAGAAGCAATTTTAGGTTGTTCTTTACCCCCAGTATTTGTTTCATTGAATTGATTTTTAGAATCAAAAGAATTCTCTCTATAAGAACTTTCATAAGCATTTACTGCTTTAATTTTAGAATTTAATTGTGATCCAGTGAGAAGAACATTTTTTAGATCAATTGCACTATCAAAAGAATAATCTAAAATTTTTCCATCATAACCTGGAGGTGGAGTTGTTTCAATAATATTATTAAAAATTAATTTTCGTTTTGGAGTTTGCTCAAATAATTTGTCGATTGATTTAAACTTAAATCCATCATAAGTCTCGTAAAAGAAAAATCCAGCAAGATTTCCTTTTGAATTTTGAACATCAGGAACAGATCTTGGACCTAACCAAGTGCATTTATAAAAAGGTTTTTCGACATTTCCAATAAAACTCAAGGTATTTAAAGTTGAATCAATATCAACTTCTTTTTGAGTTTTTAAGATTTCAGTTAAAATTTTTTCTACAGAATCTGATATCTTACCATCAAATCTTTGCCTAACTCTATATTGTTCCAATTCATTATCAATTGATTCTTTTGAAAACAAGTCAACTGTAAAGGTTAATTTATTTGTACTTTCTTCCACATTTCTTGTCTCTTTAATTCTTAACTGTTTTGATCCAGTAAAATCCAACTCAAATTGATTTCCATCAACAACTTTTAAATTTACCTTTTCCCCTACAGTTAAATTCAGGTCTTCCTCTTCAACTATGGCAGAACCAGAACCAGATTTTCTATATCCAGTATCAGCAAAAGTTGCTGTTGCTCTTATCGAATTATCCAAAATACTTTCATAATATTGAAGTTCTACAATACTACTTGAAACGTCAAGAGGATCATTATAATTTGAATAAAATTCAAACAATTTTATCTGAGATTCACCCGCTTGTGCTGCGCGATTTACTGAGGTCATCTTATCCCCTACTTAAACTTTGCATATTATTACTATTTACTCCACCAGCAACTAAAAAAGTAGTAGATCTATTTCTACCTGTCGATACTGGGACAGGTTTTTCAATAATCATTGGTTGAATTGCTATCATCATTCCACCCTCTGCAGAATATGAAGGATAAGATGACAATTTATTAGTATCTCTTTTTGGTTTTTGTTTTGGAATATATCCACCTCCTTTATAACTTAAATCAACATCAGTAATATCCTGACCACCTAAAGCATCTCTTGCAGCTTTACTCAAATCAATAACTCTAGTTGGATGAGGTCTTAAGGGTCTAATTACTCTTCCAGAGCTATCAACTGCATATGGACCTCTATCATTAATTCTAACACGAACACTTTTGCCATTTTTCTTATTTGTAACCGTTACCATTGTACCAAATGGTAGAGTTGGATGTGCAGCTGTTAATGCATTTGTATCAAAAATTTCTCCATTTGCTGTTTTATTTCCTTGGAAACCTGGACCATACCAAGATGCTTTTCCAGATTGTTTAATTTGCCCTGCAGTTGGAGATTGTCCCGGAGGTTTTTGTGGTTTTGGAGATACTGGAGATTGAGTTTTTCTATATTCCTCAAGGACTTTTAAAAATCTCTGATCAGTTCTATCAACTTCCTCCAGAAGTCCTGTTGTAGGATTTGCTCTATAAACTCTCCATCTACCTTTGTCTCTAGCAATTACATAGTCCTCATTATTATATTTTAATCTCTTTTGTTCCCCATCTTTTACTCCATAATTTTGAGCATCTGGAATTTGTGGTTGTTGTTTTGGTAATTGTATTTGTGGTTTTGGTGGTTCTAATCTTCCTCCACCGACATATACAAAGTGCCAAGGTTCTCCAGTTTCTGGAGGCCAATACCATCCATATTGTCTACCTTTTGCCCGTACCCATTCTTGAGCTGCTGTTGGATATAAATCTATTGCCTTTCCAAGTCCATGATCAGATTTTCCTGGCGGCGCCGCCAAAGCACCTTTCCCTTGTTTATATGCATCATATAGTTCTTTTTGATGTTCATAACTTCTATATGCACTTTCCAGAGAAAAATAGACTTTATCTTTTGCAGCATCTGCTTTCATTTTTAAATATGCATTTGCGGCTGGAGTCCATAATCTACAACCACCTCTACATCTACCTTGTCCAACAGATTTTAGCATAGACTCTGAAAGTCTTCCATTTTCTCCGGTAGGACTTGCGCCTCCACCACCACCTCCTCCTCCACCACCCCTAGTCGGCGGTGCTGCTGGACCAGTTTCTCCAGCATCTTGTTTTTTCTTTGGTATTATAGTTAATTGTTTTTTAACTTCACGAATTGCTACGCTTACCTTATTTTTAATGTCATCTTTAATCATTGATACTATTTTCATTTCAGGTGCTACCATACCTGAAGTTCTTGGGACAGATCCACCAGTTTGCATAGCAGACACTTCACGACGAATTCCAAAAACACCTTGAGTTGCTCTACCCATAAGATTTAAAAAATTATTAAACATATTTTCAATAGCGACAGAAAAACTTTCAATCGTAGAATTCGATATATTTTGCCCCAGAGCAACATCAACAGCACCTCCCATCAATGCGCCAATACCAAATGGTATATCTTTTAAAATATTGGCAACATTAGTTAATGCTCTATATGGATTTGGTTTATTTTTAAGTCTCTCATATTCCTTTTCATAGTCCGCATAAGTTCCTGCATGTCCAGCCAAATTCCACTCAGAGATACTTAATTTTCTTGATGGATCTGGATATAATTTTTGAATTTTATTTTTTCCACCGACATCTTTACCAGGTTGAGTTGTTTGTGGTGCGACAAATTTCTTTCTACGTTTCTGAGTTGTTAAAGTTCTACCCTGCTGACCAACAATCTGTCCACCAGTTGCATAGCGTCTAATTCTTCCTCCACCTCTTTGAGTTTGAACTGCTGCTTGTGGTTTTTTATTTTCAAAAAGAACTTCATATAATTTTCCAGCAAGTTCTGCTCCAGCCCAACCACCAACAAAAGTTCCAAAACCAGGCATTATCAAAGAACCAACTGCACCAAGTAATAAAGTACCAACACCCCTAAATGCAGCCTTACCTACAGGATCTCCAAGTGCCCAAGAAAGACCAAATTCAACTAGTCCACCAATTAAAGGTAATCTTGATAAAGGTCCTTTTGCAAGTCTCAATAATTGTTTTGTTGCTTGTCTTCCTATAACTGCTCTTGATGTCCTCAACGCTGCTGCTTTTCCTGATCTCTCAACTCCTTCCAAAGGTCCTCTTGGACCTCTTGGGGATACTGGAGTCTTGGGTGGTTTATATTTTCTTGCATTATTTGCAAAAGTATTAATAGCGCCAGTTAGAGCCATTCCACCGATCAAAACATAATTAATATATTCATTTAGTTTGCTTGATAATTTATCAAAATCTTCCTGTGCCCTTTCCCCACCAATAGTTTTTACAAGTCCGCGTATCTTATCATAAGTTTCATATCCACGATCTATAAAATTCACAACAGATTCCAACATAAATTTAAATATGTTTTCTACGACACCATAAATTGGAGTAATAATTTTAACTATTCCAACTAATTTGGGAAGTTGATCTTGAAATTTTGTAAATAACCAACCAAGAGCAGTAAAAAATAAAAATCTTTTTATTCTGTCAAGAAAACTCATTCCTGGGAGAGAGACAGAAGGTAAATTAAATTTTTTTGTTTCTTTTGGTGTTTCTAGTTTTGTTTCCCTTTCTTCATTTTTTTCTTGATCCCTCCTCAATCTCCTAGTTCTTTCTGTTTTTTGATCTTCAGTTAGAATAGACTTTAGAAGAACATCAACATCAATTAAAGATCTTTTAATAATGTCTATATTTTCTTCATTTTGAGATTGTGACAATCTCTCTATTTTACTTACCTCCAAAGTTTTCTTTTTGATTGATAAGTTTTTTGATGATGAACTTATTATAGATGTTGAAGATTTTGCAAAATTTGCAATTGCAGATGCTGATTTAGATGCAGGTAAAAGTTTTTGTGTATTAATAGCCATTATCCTACAATTCCATAAAGTCCAGCATTTATAGACCTTTCAGAACCACCACTAGGAGAAGTTGCTGAAAAGGATGGAACACGAGATCCAGCAGCTGCTGGCCTATTCATATTACCCGATGAAGATTGAACAATCGGTGGTAGTGTAATTACAGAACCTTGACCTGTTCGTGAAAGAGGTGTAATTTGTGGTCTATTTACATTTCTCTTTCCAAGTTTTGCTGCATTGGAATTTCTATCAGTTAAAGATACAAGTTTATCAATCAAAGATGTCCCAAGACTTGATACAGTATTTACAGGTAAAACATATTCTCCTGGTTGTAATAAGGCAAGTTGCCTATCTGCAGTTGTCCCTGGAATATTTTTAGATCCAAATATTCCATAATCTTCAGTAACTTTACCACCACCTTGCTTTTTCTTAATGAATTTAGATGCACCACCAAACCATCCAAATGGATCGTACCAGGGACGCTTTTCAATTAATTTTTGTTTGTTTTTTCTCGGATTTCCTTTTGCCGCTGAAGATGGTAATAAATTTAGAGGAATATCTGCTGCAGCATTTCTTCTTTCCTTATCATAACGACTTCCCTCTAATGTCCAAGGAGAGAAGAAATTTGATGTTGGATCTCTCAACACATCTCCAGATTTCATATTTTTTTGTTGAGAAGTTCCCAAGAAAAATGGTCTACCTCCAACATGTCTTTGAGCTTGTGATTGTAATTTTGGATTTTTTAATGCAAGTTCTGTAGCATTGATCTGCATTAATGCATCTTCAAAACTCCATCCATGATCTTTACCCTTTTTGGAATTCATAACAGCAATTGCTGCACTCTTCTTATCATTTATTTGTGTCCAATCTGATGGATTCGAAAAAGTTGGTTGATATTGACCAGATGCAGTTATAATTGACTTTAAATTATTTGATGTTTGAAGAAAATTTTCTCCATATTGAGATGCTGCATGAAGTCTATTATAAAGTGATTGAGCAACATCCGCTCTTCCCTGCGGTTTATCATCTTCCAATGCAGCAATTGCTAAAAGTGCATGATAGTCTGCTGCACTTATTTTTGGAATTTTCATTTTGGTATTACCTACAACACCACCATTTTTAAATAATCTACCAAATCTTGGTTGGTTAGCACCAGAACCACCATATTGTCTATTAAGACCTAAAAATGTGTCAGCACCAACTGCATCTACCGTCTTTTTATTAATTACAATCTCTCCAGGTTGAGCTGCAATTAGTTGAGTGTCTGGACCAAATCCAGATATCCTATGTCCAGTATTTCGGTCAATACCATAATAACCATCCAATACTGATCCCCCCCGAGCAGCACCTTGAAGAAGACCATAAGGTGTAGTTGGACCCATATTTCCTACACTGGGAACTCTATCAGTCATAGTATCAGTTCCCTGAACACCAAGACCTTTTCCTGTCTGTGCTCTTGCTTTATTCTCTGACTGAACAGATGCTGCTTTTCTTTGTCCCGTAATTTCATTTGCAGCAACACCTAAACCAATAGCAGCAGCTGGAACAGCGACCCAAGGATTTAATAAAACTCTACCCAATCCTTTAATAGCACCTGCTATTTTTGGTATTGCTCCAACTAATTTTCCAGTTAGTCCACCAACAATTGATAAAATACCCCTTACAAACTTACCAAATGGAGTAAAGAATAAAACAAATGCTCCTAGTAAAGTTGGCCACCAGTCTTTTATAAATCTTTTTAAAGTTTCTACTTTCTTTTTATTTTTAGGATCTTTAAACCAATCGGTGAGTTGAGTAAATGCCCTGCCCAATAAAGTGAAGAAAATAAATTTCCAAATACGATCTATGATACCTTGAAAGGGAGAAACAAATTTCTTTACTGCATCAGATACTGCAGACATCCCTTTTTTTACGCTTTCTAATCCTTCCTCTCTTTTTGCTCTTTTCTTTGCTTCATAATTCCTTCTTTCATCATCACTTGCATCTTCTCTAAAATTTAAAAATGAAGATAACGTATTTTTAATTGACTCCAATGGACCTTGAAGCGGTGATAAGTTTACTATCTGGGATTGTGGTGCTTGTACTACCGATGGAGCAATTAAATTTGTAGATATTGGTTGGACAGATGGCTTTAAAAATTTTGTAGTTGCTATACTATTTGCTGTTATTTTTTTCGGTCTTGGTTTAAATCTTCCCTTTTTTCCCCTCACTCTTTTTCTTTCATTTGCAAGTAATGCAAGTTCTTCTGGAGCAAATCGGTTCGCACCAGAGACCATCGCCTCTCTGATAAGAGTAAGATAAGTATCGTAATCTAAATCAAAAACGTCTCTAAGACCCAATAGCCTCAAAATTCTCTCATCAATTTTTTCGGATACTGAGTTCATTTTATCAGCGTTGTTGTTGTTGCTTAAGTTCCTCTTCCTCTAAATGAATCTTGAGAAGACCTACATAAATGTCTCTTTCCCAAGGAATCATATTCTCAATTTCTGTCAATGAATATTTATGGTATTGTATCAAAGCAAAATTGAGTCTAAAGTAATTCTCAAGATCCATATGAGACATTCCTATGCGAAAAAACTTGAAAGTCCTTCCAACGTAACTTCACTATCAATACCAGTTACTGGATTTTTAATTTTAACTACATGAGATAACTTGGGCATAGTTTCAAAGAACTTTTCAATTTGCTTAAACTGAGAAGAATTCATCTGATCTAAGAATTCCATAAGTTCCTTTTTGGTCACATCCGAAGTAGACCAAACTTCATCTTCAGTATAAATTTTATCAATACAAGAACCAATTAATTCAAATGACTGATCTATCGTATTATCAGAATTAAAATCAAAATTACTCTTGATAAACTGATCGAGGGACGGATACTTCATCTCCATCATAATATTATCATCAAGTTTAATTTGCTTATTATGATCTGAATTTTTTTGAACTCTAATATCGTCTACATTAATTTTTACAGGAACTGTAGTCTCACCATCATCAGGGCAAATGATAGTGACTTCGATTTCTTCTCCCACAGACTTTCCACGAATATTCAAGAAAAGATATTCAATATCAAATGTTGGAAGTGATTCTACTTTAATTCCTTTTGTTTCAATACAGCTTTTAATAACGGTTTTAATTGCAGTACTAATCTGTTTTGTATCTTCAGATTCTAATGCAAGAACTAAAAGTTTTTCTTCTCTTACAAGAAAAGGTCTGTACTTAATCGTTTGTCCAGTCGAAGGCAAATCAAGTTCATAAGTTGGTGTAGAAATCTTAGGTAGGATTGACTGGATTGGATGGGTTAGGAATTCCTGGAGCTGTTTGTTGCGTTGGTTCTCTTGTGGGAGAATTTGGCATAGATTTTAAAACATATCGATTATAAGTAAATGATACTGTACACTTCAGTAATTGTGACGAATCGTATGAAACTGGTATTGATGCAATACTGATTGGATATGCTTGAACAAAACCATATTGCAAATAATTTCCTTGGAAATCTCTTTCAAACTTTGTCACATAGATATGACTTCTATATCCAGTCGGACCATCAGGAAATCTAACCCTATAGTTATAATTTTTATCTGGCGCTTCACTAGTTTCTCCCATCGCATATCTCATCCATGCTTCAAATAATCTAATAGCATTATATCCACCATTAAGGGTTCCGTGATCTACATAGAAAGAGAGATCAATCTGATTATCATATTGCCTTCTATACCCAAGTCTTTCTGTTACACCAGTATAATCATCATTAATTTCATTTGTTAGAATTGAGGATCCAGGTAAAGACGCCTCTGTACAAAGCAAATTTAAAATACTACCAGAATTATTGTCGTAATAATATTTACGAATTTCTGCAACAGATGGTGGGTTTATAGAACACTCAAAATGAGAAGTTAGTGAAGGTCTTAATAATCTTGAAATTACTAAATCATTTGTAATTCTCCTAGGAGATGCCCAATTAAATCCAGATGATGCTGGAGTTGTTCCATTTCCTGGACTTGTTCCCGTCCCAGAAGTTGTTGTAGAGGGGACATTAGGAACTCCTGGTGCTGGTTGCGGATTAAATGGTATTACTGGTATTGGCGTTGCCATCTATAAATACTTTTACCGATATATTATGTATGATGGAAAATGGCAGAAAGTCTAAAAAGTATTTACAAACCATCTTACCCAGAGAAATATCAAGGAGACGCAAATAATATCATTTGCAGAAGTAGTTGGGAGAGACGTTTTTGCTATTGGTGTGATCATAATCCAAGCATTATATCCTGGGCATCTGAAGAATTCTGCATTGGGTATGTGTCTCCGGTAGATGGAAAAGTCCATAGATATTTTCCAGACTACCTTATCAAAATAAAAGAAGCATCTGGTAAAATTAAAACTTATGTAATTGAAGTAAAACCAAAGAAACAAACAGTCCCACCAAAGCAGAAATCAAGAGTAACTAAATCTTACTTATATGAATGTAGAACTTATGCAGTCAATCAAGCAAAGTGGAAAGCAGCACAGGAGTGGTGTGCGGATAGAATGTTAGAATTCAAAGTCATTACAGAAGAAGAGTTGGGTATCAAGTAATGGCAGAAGGGTTTGGAAAATACGTAGGAACTGGCACATCAAGAACAAAAGAACTTTTAAAAAGAGTGTCACAACTAGGGAGCGAAGATCCAGAAGATATAATGCTAATTATTATGGATGTATTTAAAGAAGAAGTATTATATCCAGAACCGGGAAAATTTTATACATTCATCTATACACCCAAAACACCAGACATTGAATACGATCAACATCCATTAATTGCTTGCACTGAACTTTATGGATGGGGATTTAAAGGTATCAACTTTCATTGGAGAAAAGCAAGACAATATACTTGGGAAGAAGTTTTAGGAAAACTTCATGTTGTCAAATATAATGAATTAGATGAATTAATATCATTGCAATATGGAAAATTCCGTCTAAATAAATAAAAAACCTCTATCATAAATGTCTCATACTCTACGAAAAATTGAGATTACTATATCCTCTACGAGTGGGGGAAGAGGTTGATGTCAACAGTTAAAAGTGGAATCAATAAAGTTGGAAACAGTTATTATCAGTCAATAACACAGGATGATGCAGATGGAAATGTGGGAACTACATTCTACCGTGTCAATCCTGATGGAAGCGGTGGAGTTCCAATTTATGATGTAGATAAACCTGTAGGATCATCCTCACTCATAAAATCTTTTGATCCTAACGCAACCGCAGAAGAACAAAGACTTCTTTCTGATCCAAATTCCCAATTAAGCCAGGTTAGATCTCAACAAGTTATATCATCAAACCCGTATGCAAATCCATCACCAATACAAAATTCAACATTAGCACAGGCAGGAGGCGGAAGCGGAAATGCAGCAACAAATACAGGAATTGGAGGAGGAGACCCACAAACAGCAACATCTTCAATAGCACCACAACCACAACAACAAGCACAACCACAGAATTCTACATTAATCTATCCTATTGAGATGAGGAGCACTCAGCAGGATAGAATTAAATTTACTGCTGTGACTTATACTCCGAGTGGAAATTTAGCAACAGGACAAATAACTTCTCCAAATAGAACATCTACAACAGGAAAAACACAAGTAGGAC